TTAACTGGCCTTCTTGCTGGAACTTGACGGGCCTGGCTTGGTTACGTCTTCACCAGTCTCAGATGACCCTTTTTTGATTTGCTCATTCATGTGCATTAAGCGTCTTTGCTCCTCTGGTGAAAGGTTAAGTAATTCGGTGCTAGAACCATTGACGTTACTAAGCAATGCCAAAACGCCTTTAGCTCCAATTTTGGCGTAAATATCAATTAGATGTAATTTTTCCTCATGGTTCAATGCCTCGAAAAACATCGACCATGTAAGGGACATAAACTTGTCATCTTTCAGCGGGGTTGCTGTTGCCCCAGCGAGGATTTCATTATCCTCTGCATATCTAGCCATATCCGTTCGTATGCGACAGTCTTGGGTACTATCGGACTCATCTAGGGCTAGAGTGTCCTCGCGACCTGTTGCAAGCCAGTTTAAGCTCACATTCTCAATATCAGAAATTTTAACTAACACGTCCACGCTTGGGGTCGCTGAGCGAGCAAAGTAATTATTGAGCGTGGAGTATGGGAGGTCCCAATCGAGAGATACTCGCCTTAAACTTCTTCCCTTAAAAAGACTCTTTATCCTATCGCGAATACTTTCCTTTCCATATTGAGTAAAAGAAACTTCTATTTCTTTTGCCTTATTCATTTTCCTTTCCACCTAACAAATTGAAATTCATGATAAAAATAGCTCATGCGCGCCAACTATCTCAATTGAGAAAAGAAAGCCGGTCTTTTGCTTTACATTAACTCATATTGGATCAATACTTATTCCAACGGATAACCCCGGCGGATTACTCCGACGGATAACTTTTAAGAGTAAACGAACTATGGAAAGAAATGAAGTGCGTGACTGGCATCGCATTGACATTGTCGCCGAGCTTCACAAGCGCGGCGTGACAATGCGCAGCCTTTCCACCAGTGCGGGGTTAAGTCCCGACACACTGAAAAATGCGCTGGCTCGTTCATACCCTAAAGGTGAGCGCATCATCGCGAATGCTCTCAATCTGGAGCCGTCATCCATCTGGCCCAGCCGCTACAGCAAGGACTTGTGATCATGTTTGCCACGGTGAATGAATTAGCGGGCCTGCCGGGTTTACCGGGAACGCCACAGGGCATCAGAGCCATGATGGGCAAACTGGTCAAACAGAATCAGACTCTGGTCCGTAAGCGTCAGGGAAGTAAGGCGTTTGAGTATCACATTGACAGCCTGCCTCTGGTTGCTCAAAAAGCGCTGCGTGACCGTCAGGTTAAAGAGCTGATGAACAATCAGGATGCAGCGTTGCCTGCTCCTGAGCGTTCAGCGGTGACGGAAAAGAGTGATACCCGGTTATCGCTTTACCGTGATCACCCCGTGCTGATGGAGCAAAAGCTCACTGGCTTAACCAGCGACCAGCAAAAGATTGCTGATGCTCGTATTGCGCTGGTATCGGAAGTCATGAAGCTGGGGGAAATACCGGGATTCAGCTGCGCCAAAGCCATCAGGGAAATCGTCCGACGGTCCCGCAGCGGCGAGTTACCTGAGCATCTGGCCACACAGGTGACGTTAGCCAATGCCAAAAAAGGTTCATCACGCACCCTGAGCGAGATCTCCCTTAAGCGCTGGATGGCTGATTTCAAAAAAGCCAGAACATCGACTGAGCGTCTGGTACTCCTTGCACCTGGTAAGCGCCAGCGCGTGGAACCTGAGGAAATTGCGTGGTTGCCTGATTTTCTGGCGTATTACCGTAATCCCAATGGTGTAACGATGGCTGAGGCATACGAGGATTTTATTCATGGCTGGTATTCGCGATATTCGGATCAGCCGGAGATGCTTTTCTCTGCTCCGACCTATAACACAGTGCGCTATGCGATGGATAAACTCCCGGAAGTGGTGAAACAGCATCGCCGGATCACCGGCAGTGAAGCCCGTCAGATTGAGGGATTTGTACGCCGTGACTGGCTTTGCCTGCCGGTTAACTACGTCTGGATCGGGGATGGGCACGGCATGAAGATGAAAGTCGCCTCTCCTGAACATGGTAACCCTATCACACCAGAAGTGACGTTCATTCTGGACGGGAGCTGCCGATATATTGTGGGCTGGAGTCTGGCTCTGTCAGAAAGCGTTATTGCGGTTGCTGATGCCCTGCGTCACGGCATTAAGAATAACGGGGTGCCTTATATCTATTATTCCGATAACGGTGGCGGTGAGACCAATAGCACGCTTGACGCTAATATCACCGGTATTTTACCGCGTCTCGGGGTTGACCACCGTCTGGGTATTCCTGAGAACCCGCAAGGGCGCGGCATCATTGAGATCCTTAACAAAACGCTGGGGATGCGTATATCCCGTCAATTTGCTACCTACTACGGAACTGGCGCGGATAAAAGCACCACGCGTAAGGTATCAAAATCCCTCATCGCCGCGCTGAACGCGGTGGATAAAGGGCGTGAGCTGACAGCTAAGCAGGAGCAGACCCTTCGCAATTTCCCGTCATGGAATGAGCTTATTGGGGAAATTGAAGCCGGGGTTCACTGGTACAATAACCGCGCGCACGAGTCACTGCCACTGAAAGCTAATGGGGAGCATTTCACTCCAGCGCAATTTCGTAAGTACAAGCTGGAAAAAGAAAAAACTGAAATTGAATGGCTCTCCGATATTGAACTTCGCCATATGTTTATGCCGGAGACTGAGTGCTCAGTCAGACGTTGCGAAATTCAGCTTTTCAATAACCTTTATTATTCCGAAGCGCTTCGCGAAGAGCATGGCCGCAAGGTCCGTGTTAGTTACGACATTCACGATGCTACGAAGATTGTCGTTCGTCGTATGGATGGTTCACTGATATGTGAAGCCATCTGGGATGGCAACAAGAAAGCAGCGTTCCCCGTTACGGCAGAATACTGGCAGAAACAGAAACGCATCAAAGGTATGCGCGAGCGTGGTGAGAAAAAAGTCCGTCTGGCCGAGGCCGAAAATGTGCTCACCCTCTCCGAACCAGCAGGGCCGGACTGGCTGGACAGCAATGTCTATCGCCCTGTCAGCCGGGCGGTTCCCGCTATGCAGGTTGTGTCTGAAGAAGAGGAATACAGCGAGGATGAATATCTGAATAACTCGCTGGATATGCTGGAATCAAATAAACGTAAAAACGCTATTTAAGGCCGTTTAAATACCCTTCAAATAATGGAGTGAATTATGTCTGAAGTGAATATTTCCGATATTCGCGAGGTTCTTCGCAACCTTGTCGATGGTAACCGCTTTACTTTTGCTCAGGTTGCCCGTGAAACCGGCTTATCAACCGGTGTGGTCAGTGGCTTCATGAACAACAAATATGCCGGTGATAACGACCGCGTCGAGAAAGCCCTGCAGCGCTGGGTCAATAAACAGCATTCTGCTGCAGAACTGCCGGAGCCCCCGCGCTTTATTGAGACCCCGACCGTTAAACAAATCTGGACAGCCTTTCGCTATGCCCACCTGACGGAGTGCATCGGCGTGGTCTGCGGCAACCCCGGCGTAGGTAAGTCGGAGGCGGCACGTGAATATCGCCGCAGTAACGATAACGTCTGGCTGATAACGATCACCCCGTCCTGCGCCAGTGTGCTGGAGTGCCTGACCGAACTGGCCTATGAGCTGGGGATGAATGATGCGCCGCGCCGTAAAGGACCGCTGGCCCGCGCTCTGCGCCGCCGTCTTGATGGTACTCAGGGCCTTGTCATCATTGATGAAGCTGACCATCTGGGCGCGGAAACGCTCGAAGAGCTGCGCCTGCTGCAGGAGGCCACCCGCGTCGGGCTGGTGCTGATGGGTAACCACCGCGTCTACAGCAACATGACAGGCGGCAATCGTACCGTCGAGTTCGCCCGCCTGTTCTCACGTATTGCCAAACGTGTGGCGATTAACAAGACCAAAAAGGCGGATGTGGAAGCTATTGCTGATGCCTGGCATATCGACGGTGAAAAAGAGCGTGAACTGCTTCAGAAGATTGCGCAGAAACCCGGCGCACTACGCATCCTCAGTCATTCCCTGCGGCTTGCAGCGATGACGGCTCACGGCGCAGGTCAGGCTGTCAGCGAGAGCTACATCCTCAAGGCGCTGCGCGATCTGGATCTGGATGTTGATGTTTCGACGTTATTAAGGGGTTAACACCATGATTACTGAACGTATTGCTGAACATGTTGGTATGGCCACCGCTGCGCAGGCATGGCTGCAGGCGCGCGGTAGTCGTGTTACGGAGATGCGGGTGTGGATGCGCCGCCCGTGTCTGGAAATCACCTGTCCGCCGACTGAACTGGTGAACAGGGCTAATCATCTGATTGAACGCTGCCCCACCGGGACCCGCTCCGTGTGGATGGCCACTCTCGAAGGTTGTCATGTTATCTGGAGGTAGTTATGCAAAAGCGCCGTAAGTGGACCAAGTCCGAAATTCAGTTTGTCTGTGAGAATGCCGGGAAAATGACGGCAGCGGAGATGGGCGAGAAACCTAACCGCACCCGTCAGGCCATTCAGTCTCAGGCTAACCGCTGGGGCTTGTCCGTTCTGGTTAAACCATCGGATGATCATGATATCTACCTTTGCCGTGAGCTTTATAAAGAGGGCCTGACCATTCCTGTTATTGCCGAAAAAATGGAATTAAGTCGCCGTGTTGTTTCGAATATTGTTTATTCAGATTGCTATTAATTCAGTGAGGACTTTATGAATACTGCAAATACCATCCCGGACGGTTACCGGATTAACGCTCAGGGTCATTTAGTTCCTGAGTCACAGATTAAACCGCTGGATAAGCTGCGTGATGAGCTGGTTATCAGCGTTGTTGAAGCTGGCCGTCTGCAGCGTCAGTCGCTGGTCGAGTTCAAGCTTGGATCTATGGCAAAAGTCGATGATTTTGTTGACCTGTCAGCAGCAGAGTTTGGCGTCGAATATGGCGGCGCTAAGGGTAACGTCACGTTACCCAGTTTTGATGGCCGCTATAAGTTGGTTCGTGCCGTGGGCGAGCATCGTATCTTTGATGAACGCATCCAGGCGGCAAAAAAGCTGATTGATGACTGCATTCATGAATGGTCTGCCGGGGCTGACGAAAAGATTATGGCGATGGTCGATCATGCCTTTCGCGTCAACAAACAGGGCCGGATTGATATCAATCAGGTGCTCAGCCTGCGTTCACTGAATATTGACGATGCCAAATGGAATGAAGCAATGGACGCTGTGGCCGATGCTATTCAGGTCACAGGAACCAGTCAGTACCTGCGTTTATATGAGCGTCAGGATAATGGCACTTATAAGCAGATATCGCTGGATTTAGCCAAACTCTGAATATTCGTTAATTAACTTTTTTTAATTTCCGGCGTCAGCGCCGTGGGGTTGCTCACGCCGAAATCCAGTAAGGGCATATTATGAATTCGAAAACAAAAGGTATTTTTGAGGCTGCATTCGCCAAATGGGGATTTGAATCTCAGGTGCTGGTGCTTTCCGAAGAAGCCAGCGAATTATCAGCTGCCTGCTCGCGTTTTCTTAACCATAAAACCGACAGCAGCAAAGTGGCCGAAGAAGCAGCAGATGTCGAGATCATGATTGAGCAACTGCGTCATAACGGGATGGGCCCGATGATTGACCATGAAAAGAACCGCAAGATGGCGCGTCTGGCTCAGGTCGTTGGTGTTGAGTCACAACCTGTCAGCCCCTTTGGTCCGTCCGTTATGGGGCTTCTGGAGGAAGCGACCGAACAGATGGGGCTGGCAGAGACCCTCTATCGCGACACCAAAACCAGCAATCGCTATGCCGCCGCCCGCGCCCGTATGGCCGTCAGTCTGCTGATGCAGGCTGCTCAGAAGATGATGCGCGAGCAGCAGTATGCCGAACGTATGCGGGCGGAGGATAAAGCTCATGATTAATTTAGAGCAGATTAAAGCTGATATTGCGGCCCGCAAGGCGATGCCAGCATGGGGGCCTCAGACGTCTATCGAGCGCATAAAGACTATCAACGCCACGCTTCCCAGCTTTTCGCTGAAAACGGTTGAGGCGCTGGTAGAGATGCTGGAGTCCCGCACCGTCACCGTGAAGCTGCCGCCAAAAATTGAGCGCGACGATGCTACTGGCTGGTTTATGTACAACGGCGGCCGCGTCGGCGGAGGTGCAGCCGAGTGGTACAACAAGGCGCTGGATGATGTCAGTTCTGTGATGGCCACCACTGGCACCAGCGCTGAGGATAGTAGCGTCGATGCTGATGTGAGCGACAGAAATCAGCCGGGGATGGTTGTAGCGGTACATATCGATGTCGGCGACTTCGTGAAATTCAGCGGTCAGGTGTATGAGGTGAAGGAAACCTACTTTGACGATCACGACGTAACTCTATGGTTCGTTTGTGGCGAAGCGCTGAAATGCGCAGCAGGTTGCCAGATAGAAGTGGTTTCAGCGCCAGGGGAGGCAGAGTAAATGATTGCAACAATCGGCACATTTCTGTTCTGGGGCGTTGTCATCGTTGCGGGCGCTACCGCTGTAATTTGCGCATTTATCGGCTTTATGTTCCTCGTCAACTACAGGCGGTAACCAATGACCCGCTCAAACGCAATCCAGATTATCCATATCGCCAAAAGCCAGCTGGCGCTTGACGATGACACTTACCGCTCCTTGCTGGGGGCGGTAGTTCCCGGCAAGTCGAGCTGCCGCGAGATGACCATCGTCGAGCTGCAGAACGTTATCCAGGCGCTGGAGGCTAAGGGGTTCAAAAGCAAACCTCATCGCCGTTCTAAGCGCCGCATGTCTGCCCCGTCAGACGTGAGCCTGAAAATCCGCGCGATATGGAAAACGATGTTTAAAGAGGGTTTTATCCGGGATGGTAGCGATATTGCGCTCGACCATTTTGTCCAGCGCCAGACTCGCATCCGTAATGGCGGTGCTGGCGTATCCAGCCTTGAGTGGTTACGAGCCGACGCCGAGGACAACCTGCTAGAGAGCCTGAAGCAATGGCATATCCGGGAGATGAAAAAAGCCATGCTGGCACACCATGCCCGACTCCCCGAAAACCCGGTCACCGGTGACGAAAGCCGGGACTATGACACAATCTGCAGCGCTTACGCTGACGCAGCCAGAAGGTGGAAAAAATGAGTGATGATCTCTTTGGTGATGTGCAGGACGACAGCATTCTTGAGCACATGGATGATAGTGACTTGGAAAATGTTAAATTTCCTGTTCTCATTGCTGAGCTAAATGACCTGTTACGGTATGAGTTTCAGCGTATTGGGATTGCCCCCTCTCACTCTATTGAAGTCGTTTCCGCGATCTGCAGCCAGTTAGGTGGTATCCAGATTTATCTTCCGCGCGGGAAGGTTCTTGAGTATTTTATCCGTGATATTAAAATCTGGCGTGATTACACTGGAGATAATGTTAAAGAGCTGGCTCATAAGTATGAAGTTACGTTTAATACTATTTATAAGGCTATCCGCAGAATGAGACGTATTGAGCACCTTAAGAGACAACCCAAACTGTTGTGAGTATGAGGAACATATGAAGAAAAAAATAGGAATTGTAATGTTGATGGGGCTGCTTCCCTTTACTTCTTTGGGGAAAGAGCTTCCAACATCAGATTATGTATTATCACAACTACAGTCAGGAAAGTTGGTCAATGACGGGAAGTGGATAGAGAAAAACAATAACGATGGGAAAGCTTACCAAAGCCTCAAGTCAGGCGAGTATAGTTTTACATTGTCAAAAGACTTTTTCGAAGTTGCTCAATCAGTAGATCCCAATGGGATAGATTCAGAGAATAATGCTCTTAAAGTTCATACGGTTTGTCTTATGATTGCCACAATAGGATTAAAACGGAATCTTACTGAACAAGAGAACTCAGCGGTTATTGATACAGTTGCTGGCTCAGCACAAATTGTTCCGACCGGAGCTTATAGTGTTGTCGATGGATTTGATTTTTATAGTTTGATTAAAGCTGTTAATGGTAATCCAGTTTTTACCTGCGGCCTCAGAAACGCAATTCATTAAAAACAACAAAGCCGGTTAATCCGGCTTTTTTTTTGCCTGTCGCAAAATGGGATTTGTCAGATTGACTCAATCCCAAAGGTGCAGGCATGACAACATCATTATCGTCCCCCGCGTTTTTACACGCACTCTCTTTCATTCGCGCCCGCGAAGGTGATTACGTTAATGACCCCACCGACAAAGGCGGCGAAACCAAATACGGCATTTCCGACAGGCGCGATGGTCTTGCCGATGGAAAAACCGACGTCGATGGTGACGGTAAACCCGATACCCGAATTAAGGACCTGACCGAAGAACAGGCCGGGCAGATCTATTTCCGCGATTACTGGTATCCCTCCTACTGCTCAGAGTGGCCTGATGGCATCTCCCTTTTTGTGTTCGATTCTGCGGTACAGCATGGCGCTAAAAAAGCGATCCAGCTCCTGCAGGATGCGGTAGGTGTCACCGCTGATGGCATTATCGGCCCAAAAACCCGCACCGCAGTAGCCTCTGCAGATGCCGAATGGCTCCTGACTCGCTGCTTCCTGCGCCGCTCCCGCTATTACGCCGACATCATCAAATCAAATGCCTCTCAGGGTAAGTACCTCAATGGCTGGTTTAACCGACTGGATTTACTGGCGAACGCCTGTCAGGAGGTCATTGGCGGTCAGGTCTCGGTTCCCCGGAGCTGAGCATGGGTAAAGGCTGGGATTCATCGTTACGTGCGGGGCGGCGCGATCGCCTCCGTCAGGAGGTGCTTCACCGGGTTGCCGGTGGCCCTCCACCCGTTCCACGCGATTACAAAGGTTGCGACGGCACTCATGCCAGTTATTACCGCAGGGGCTGGGACTCCGTTGATACACGAGACATCGTCTGGCAGTGCCAGCGATATAAGGAAAAACATAATGTTTAAATCGTTGAATACCGACTGGCTGAAGCTGGCATTGCTCCGGGTATTTCAGTCCGGCTGGACGGTGGTCGTTCTGGTGGGATTGTCTCTGCTGTTCTGCAGCTTCACTGGCCGTCAGGCGTTTATTGTGTGGTGGCTGACCTTCGCCGGTGTGCTGCTAATCGGTGCAAGCGTCTGGCTTGGTAATCTCCCGTATCGTCTGCTGCAGCCGGGTAATTCTGCCCGCCGGTGGTCAGGCGTACTGTCCTGGATCGTCTGGGGTGCAGGTCTCCAGTTACTGGCCATAGCACCCGCGCATGCAAAAGACCCGTGGACCCTGCTGTTTAACCCGCTGGCGGGACTGACCGCTTTACTTCTCTGGTTGTGGGTTTCACATAATGAGCCGCTCAAATGGACCCGATAACCCTTTCCACAGTGGCCTCCGTTCTGCTCAAGGCCGGGCCTTCTCTGGTTCGCACCGTAGGTGGCTGGTTCGGTAGCGATACCGCGAAAGCTGCCGACTCTGTGGCCAGCATTGTCGAGACCGTCAATGGTGCGATTAATCCCGCCGACCAGCAGCGTGTTCTGGAGCAGAAGCTGGCGCAGCTACCACCCGAGCAGCTTGTCCAGCTGGAGGGCCTCAAGGTACAACTGCAGCAGTTCCAGCTGGAGCGGGACAAGGCGCAGATGGCAGACCAGCAGGCCGCACACCACGAACAGCAGGAAACCATCCGCAACGGCGACAACGCCACGGACGAATATGTCCGCCAGACCCGCCCGCTGATGGCCCGCTTATCCCTCTACAGCAGCATTGCTTACGTGATGATCATGTCTCTGGGCCAGCAGGCTGGTGCGGTGGCAGGTGCCTTTGGTCATGCGTTTTCCATGCCCGAACCGGACTGGGATATCGCGCTCATGCTGGCAACCCCGGCGCTGGGCTATCTGGGTTTCAGGACGCTGGACGGTTTCGCCCGGTACAGCAAATCCAGCAAACACAAGGTCATGGTGGGTAAATGACCAGAGCATTTGATCGCGCCAGCGACCTTGAAATGGAAGAACGGGAACGGCTCTTAAACCAGCATTTAAAGCGCGTTAAAGAGCTGCCGGATGAGTACGGGTTCTGTAACGACTGCGGCGCAGCGATTCCGGCGAAGCGACTCCGGGCGCTGCCGTACGCAGTGACCTGCTTCACCTGTCAGACCATCAGAGAGAATAAGGAGAAGCATGGGCTGGGACATCATTAAGGGTAACTGGGCGATCATCTGGGCATTGTTCATGTCCGCCGTGAACGTCATCCAGCTTCTGCTGGCCAAGACCTACGTCAAACGCGAGGAACTGGAGCTGATGCGTACCCGACTGCAGGGCATTGAAAATACCATCGCGGGGCTACCCAGCCAGAAAGACCTGCACCAGCTGCAGCTAGAAATGAGTAATTTGCGGGGTGACCTCCGCGAACTGGGCCCGGCGATTCGCCAGGTGAAACATGTCAGCGATCTGCTTCTGGAAAATGAGCTGAAGGAAAAATAAGAGGTGACGACTATGCGTGACATTCTCGACCAGGACCAGCGACTGGTTATTCTGCGATCCCTTGTCGAATGCGGCGACAGTGCCAACGAGTCGATTTTGCAGACCTGCCTGCAGACGTATGGCCATCGCGTTTCCCGCGATACGGTGCGCACGCATCTGGCATGGCTGCGTGAGCAGGGTCTGGTCAGTCTGACGGATGTTTCCGGCTGTTATGTGGCTGAAATCACCGGTCGCGGTGATGACGTCGCCAGCGGTCTCGCCACAGTTCCGGGGGTGAAAAAGCCCCGCGCGAGGGGGTAACGATGGCTAAAACTAAACCTTACACCGAGGCACAGCGGCGTATTTTTTATCAACTGGCCGCAGTGATGGTTTGCTCAGAGATTGAGTCTCAGGTTATCGCGCCGTTTAGTGAGAAAGAGACCGGAAAACCTTATGACCGCAGCGCCCCTGATAGTTTTACCAACACGTTTCTGAACAAGAATCCTGAGTTCAGGCGTGCATTCGAAACGCTGGGCCGTGCCATCACCAGAGAGCGGAAAAACCAGCTGCAGCTGGCAAAGGCGACAAGGAGCAAACATGGCAGTTGAGAAACCGACCCGAGGGCGCCCGTCGAAAATTGACCTGCTGCCGGATGGCGTCCGCGACCAGCTGCATCAGATGCTGCGTGAGAAACGTCATACCCAGGAAGAAATCCGCGAGGCCATCAACGAACTGATTGACGGCCATAACCTGCCTGATGATATGAAGCTCAGCCGTACCGGCCTGAACCGTTACGCCAGCAAAATGGAAGAGTTCGGCGCAAAAATCCGGGCTTCCCGTGAGATGGCGGAAATCTGGGCGGCAAAGCTGGGTTCTGCGCCATCTTCTGACGTGGGTAAGCTGCTGCTTGAGTTCGTCAAAACGATGGCCTTTGAAACCTCCATGTCCCTTGCAGACGGTGCGGACCCTGTAGAGCCGAAGGCCCTCGGCCAGCTGGCACTGGTTGCTCAGCGTCTGGAAGCGGCAGCGATGGCCAGCCACAAACGTGAGAAAGAAATCCGCCGGGCATTCGCCGAAGAAGCCGCCGCGCAGGCGGAGAAAATCACCAAAAGCGCCGGTCTGTCTGCGGAAACCGCAGCTGATATCCGTCGCCAGATTCTGGGGATCGTATGATGGCCGGACCATTGTCATCGCAGGAACAGTTACGTAATCAGTCCGCCAGCGCCATTCTGGCGGGCGAGTTCGACGCGGATCAGGTGCTGCTGCCGTATCAGCGCCGGTGGATTGCGGACACGTCCCAGCTCAAGATTGCCGAGAAATCCCGTCGTACCGGCCTGACGTGGGCGGAAGCCGCCGAGGCGGCGCTCAGCGGGTCAATGTCACCGGAAGCCGGGGGAACCGACACCTTCTATGTCGGTACCACCAAAGACATGGCGCGTGAGTTTATCGACGCCTGCGCCATGTGGGCGAAGGCGTACAATCTCGCGGCCTCAGCGATTGGCGAGGAAGCGCTGGAGGATGACGACAAGGACATACTGGTTTACGTCATCAACTTTGCCAGCGGCTTCAAAATCAAGGCGCTGTCGTCCAACCCCTCAAACCTGCGCGGTATGCAGGGTAACGTCATCATCGATGAAGCAGCATTCCAGAAAGACCTCGCTGCCGTACTGAAAGCGGCGCTGGCGCTGACCATGTGGGGCTCTAAGGTCCGCTTGATCTCCACCCATAACGGCATTGAAAACCTGTTCAATACCATCATCACCGACAGCCGTGCGGGCAAAAAACGGTACTCCGTTCACCGTATTGATATTGAGCTGGCCATCAGCGAGGGGTTGTATCGTCGTATCTGCCAGGTGACGAAAAAGCCGTGGTCACCAGATGCCGAAGCGGAGTGGCTGGCGAATCTGCTGAGCGATACCGCCACTGAAGAAGACGCCCGCGAGGAATACTATTGCGAGCCGAAGAACGGCGGCGGCACCTATCTGGCCCGCTCCATCCGCGAGCGTGCCGCGCGGGGCTCCGGTCCCGTTCTGCGTTTCACCGGCACGGCAGAATTCAATGCCATGCCGGAAATCATCCGCGCACTGGATATGCAGGAGTGGCTGGATAAGGTGGTGCTGCCTGTGCTGAACACGCTCCCGCAGAACCTCCGCCACTGTCTCGGCGAGGACTTCGCGCGGTCGGGTCACCTGACGGTCTTTGCGCCGATGACCGTCAACGACGACACCACGCGTACCGTACCGTTCCTTGTCGAGTTGGCCAACGTTCCCTACAAGCAGCAGGAGCAGGCGCTGTTCTTTATCTGCGACAGGCTACCGCGCCGCGACGGTATCAAGTTGGATGGACGGGGGAACGGTAACTATCTTGCCGAACAGGCGGCGGAGAAGTACGGCGCAGAGGTGGAGGTGGTCATGCCTTCCGTCGCCCACTACCGCGAGAACATGCCGCGCTTCAAGGCTGCGTTCGAAGACGATGAGCTGGTCCTGCCGAAGCATGAAGATGTCATCAGCGACCTCGGGCAGATTGTCGTTCAGCGCGGGGTGCCTGGAATTGATGACCGGGAGAATACCGGCAGCGATGGCCACAAGCGTCACGGCGACAGCGCGTATGCGATCTTCCTTGCCTTTCTCGCCAGCAAAGAAGACTGCCAGCGCTATGAGCTGCATCGGCTTAACAAATCCCAACAGCAGCGCAATAGCGACAGTCGCCGCCAGTTGCGCATCACACGTGGCCTTAAAAATCAGCGAGGACTGCTTTGATGCTGAAGAAACTCTCCGGTGCGATCCGACGCCTGCTTAACCCGGCAACCGATGAAACCGTCTCCGTTAATGAAACCGATATGACCCAGCCCGAAGCGCGGGCCAGACGCGCCAGCGTCAGGTCGCCCTCTGCGGGCATCAGCGTGGCGAGCACCTTATCCCCGGCGAGATTAGCCGGGGTCCTGCGCAATGTGACCGAGGGAAACGCACGGGACTACTTCATCCTTGCGGAAGAGATGGAAGAGCGTGACCTACACTACGCAAGCGTACTGCGTACCCGCAAGCTGACCGTGGCCGGTATCCCTCCTGCAGTAGAGGCGGCCAGCGACGATGAGCATGACGTATTGCTGGCTGATGCTGTTCGCGATCTTGTCGAGCAGCCGCAAATCCCGGAGCTGTTATTTGATCTGCTTGATGGCCTGGGTAAAGGCGTGGGTGTCTGCGAAATCCTGTGGAGTACCCGCGACGGCTGGATGCCGCGCGATTATGAGTGGGTTGACCCGCGGTTCCTGAAACCAGACAGCGATACGTTGCGTGAGTTTCGTCTGCTGACCGACGAACAACCGGTAGACGGTATTCCCCTGACGCCAGGCAAATATGTGATGCATTACCCGCGACTGAAGTCTGGACTGCCGCTGCGTAACGGTCTGGCCCGTCTGGTCGCGGTGATGTATATGCTCAAGTCCTTTACCGTCCGTGACTGGTGGGCGTTTGCCGAGAAGTTTGGCATACCCATCGTCGTCGGTAAGTACGGGAATAATGCCTCCGATGAGCAGATTAGGACCCTCATCGATGCGATCGCCTCTATTGCATCGGATGCAGGCTGCGCCATCCCCCAAAGTATGCAACTGGAGATGCAGGAAACTGCCAGCCGCAACGGTGGTGGCGCACTGTTCAAGGAAATGGCGGAATGGTGCGACGCCCAGACCAGTAAGGCCGTACTGGGGCAGACCATGACCACCGACGACGGCAGCTCGCGATCTCAGGCCGACGTGCATGACCGGGTGCGCATGGATATTGCCCGCTGGGATGCCCGTCAACTGGAGAACACTCTCAATGAGTTTCTGGTACGCCCGTTTATCCAGTTCAACTATGGGCCGCAGGAAAAGTACCCGCGTGTGAAGCTGACTATCAGCGAACCGGAGGACCTCAAAGCCTTTGTCGATGCGCTTATCCCCCTGGTCGATCGTGGTCTGCGGGTGCAGGAATCGGAGGTCCGGGACAGGTTCGGTCTGGCTGAGCCGGAGAACGGCGCAGCGGTACTCTCACCTTCTAACAGCTTCTCCGCCTTCAGCCCTGCACCGGCACTCAACCGTGAGCAACTGGCGCTTAACCGTTCTCAGGACGATGAGATTGACGTGATGGCCAGCGAGGCGATGAAAGACTGGGAGCAGACCGGCGATGCGTTTACCAGTCCGGTGCTGCAACTGGCGAAAGACGTCGGGAGCTTTGAGGAGTTTCTGGCGCGTCTGCCGGACCTGCAGAAGACGCTGGAGCCTGCCGCGTTCGTCGAGCAGCTGGCGATGCTGAGCTTTAAGGCGCGGACACTGGGAGATGCGAACGATGGCTGAGCAACTCATGACAAAAGTCCTGTGGGAACAGGTCGCGGATGAGCTGAAAAATCTCTTCTGCCATGTTCGCTTCCGGTATCAGGATACTGTGATCTCCGTCATTCGTGAGCGCGATAGCGAGAGTAGCACTGTTCTCGCCGTATATTTTGATGACAAATGGTGTGCCGGATGGGGACGAGAAGAAAGCCAGGTGTTTAATCCGCTGACGCGTCTTTTCTGGTGCGAAAAGAAAAAGCGTCATTATCCCTCAAAAACAGTGGCTGAAATTGAGAGAGCGCTGGGTAAACGACAGGCGAAAAAAACATTTCCCAAACTGCATGATTCGTTCATCTATCGTCTGCCGTTCTTCACCAGTTCATCGACCCTTGTTCGTCAGTTCAAAAAGGCGGATGGTCTGATGCTTATCACTAAGCAGGAGGATATGTGATCTATGGCTAAGGCTCCCGATATTATCCCCAAAGAGGCGCTGGCCTGGCTGAAGGCCAAAAAGCTGACGCCGGGCTTCGATTACCGTGATGTCTGGAAGCAGGAGCACAGCATCGGTTTCACTGTGGCGAAGATGACGCAGCTCGACCTGCTCTCTGACGTCAAAGCATTGGTCGAAGACGCAATGGCCAGCGGCCAGTCGTTCGCCGAATTCCGCGAGGTGCTGAAGCCCCTGCTGGTGAAGCGTGGATGGTGGGGTCAGCAGCTGATGGATGACCCGCAGACAGGTGAGACGAAGCCAGTGCAGCTCGGCAGCGATCGTCGTCTGCGCACCATCTACGATACCAACATGCGCACTGCCCGCAGCGCCGGTCAGTGGGACCGCATCCAGCGCACTAAGCGCGCGATGCCGTATCTGCTCTATACGCTGGGCCCGTCCCGCGAGCACCGCGCCGAGCACCTGAAATGGGCGAACCTTTGCCTGCCGGTGGATGACCCGTTCTGGCTGACCCATTTCTGCCCCAACGGCTGGGGCTGTAAATGCATGCTCCGTCAGATCAGCAAATACGAATATGAGCAAATAACCAATAATGGTGTTGCTATGAACAGTCAGGAGCTCGACGACAAAGGCCAGCCAACCGGTCACGTCATCCGCCAGACCGTACCGGTACGCACCGAAGCCCCGCCAGTCAAACGGGTGAAGTGGGTTAACAAACGGACCGGCGAAGAGGAGATGGTGCCGGAGGGGATTGATCCGGGCTGGGACTACAATCCGGGTATGCGCCGTCAGGCGGAGCTTGAGCGCCAGTTGGCTACGAAGCAACGCGCCTTCGACAGTGATAACTAACCGAGGCGGTAATCCGCCTCAAACGCGCTCAGGGACTTTACCGGCATTTGTGGTACGATGATTCTCTGAAAAATTCTTAAACGCGCCACGGCGTTTTTGAACGTGGTTTGAACGTGGTTCCCCGCTGCGTTTGCCGTAACTCTTCCTTTATATACAGTAAAAGAAGTTAATCCGGTTTCTTCCTTTATATAGCCGACACTGTCCGTCAGTTACCTTTAACGACGGACAGCACCATGCCAAAGCCTGCAACACAACTCGAATTTCTGGCCCTGTGCTTCGAGCTTCCCGACCTGTCGGATGCCAGTACACCGCTGCCGGAATGGTTGCCTATGATCCCTGCGGGCACATTCACTGGCCGGGATGGCCGTTCGTGGATTAACGACAATCCCGCTGCGGTCATTGCCGCCTCATTCCGTTATCCAAAGTTACCGATTGATATCGAACACGCTACCGAACTGCTTGGCCCGAAAGGCGAAGAAGCACCGGCCTATGCCTGGATTGATTCCATGCGCATTAATGCTGACGGTAGCCTGGATGCGCACGTTGAGTGGACGCCTGATGGTGAAGCATGTGTCAGGGGTAAGAAGTACCTCTATTACAGTCCGGCCTTCCGTTATCTCTCAACAGGTCAGGTGACGCTGCTGTCCAGCGCTGGCCTGACCAACAAACCCAACCTGTATTTACCCGCCCTAAACTCGGAGAACACCATGACTGTACCTGTGCAGATCGTCACTGCGCTGGGTCTGGCTGCTGCTGCGTCGGTTGACGATGTTGTGTCGGCTATCCAGACCATCAAGAACAGCGAACAGACCGCGCTGAACCGTGCTCAAAACCCGGACCTGTCAAAGTTTATCCCGCAGGAGACCTATCAACTGGCGCTCAATCGCGCTCAGACAGCGGAAGAACGCCTGAAGACGCTGGATGAGCAAACGGCTACCGCGCTGGTTGACGATGCCGTAACCGCCGGGAAAGTCGCGCCCGCTAACCGCGATATGTATCTGGCCCTTTGCCGCAGTGAAGAAGGCCGTCAGCAGTTTGCCGAGTTCGTGAAAACTGCGCAGCCACTGGTCAATCAGGACCCGTCCAAAGGCAAAGAGAACAAGGGGCAGCAGACCACGCTTAACGAAACTGAGCTGGCGATGTGCCGCAGCATGGGTATCTCGCAGGAAGAGTTTCTCGCCGCTAAACCGAAACAGGAGCAATAACAATGCCAGCACCGTCAGCTGAAATTCTGCACGCGCTCACCACGTCCCTGAGTGCGGCCTTTACCAAAGGTCTTGCGGGCGTCAAGCCGCAGTACCTGCGCATCGCTACTGAAGTGCCGAGCGGCTCTGCGTCCAATACGTATGGCTGGCTCTCGGACCTGCCGACTATCAAAGAGTGGGTCAGCGCCCGCCAGTTCGCGCAGTTGTCTCAGTACGGCTACACCATCGCCAACAAGACCTGGGAAAACTCGATCCGCGTCAAGCGTGAAAATATCGAAGACGACCAGATTGGTCAGTACAGCGTGATTGCTCAGGCATTCGGTCAGCAGGTCGCCGAGTTCCCGGACACGCTGAGCTTCCCGCTGCTGGTTGCCGGCTTCAGCACCCTGTGCTTTGACGGCCAGAACTTCTTTGATACCGACCATCCGATGGCGGGCGGCACCTACAGCAACGTTGTGGGCGATATCGCGACCGACACCGGCGAGCCGTGGTTCCTGATTGATGAGAGCCAGGTACTCAAGCCGATCCTTTACCAGAACCGCCGTCCCTTTAACTTCCAGGCACTGGATGACCTCAGCAGTGACCACACCTTCAAGAACAATGAGTTCCTGTATGGCGTGGATGGCCGCTGCAACGTGGGCTTTGGTTTCTGGCAGACCGCCTGCGGGTCCCGCGCACCGCTGACTGTCGCTAACTATGAAGCGGCGGTGAAGGTGTTGCAGGGCATGAAGCGTGATTCCGGTTCGCCACTGGGGATCCGTCCGACCACGCTGGTCGTCGGTCCGAACAACCGTGCAGCCGCGAAGAAGATCATCGACGCGATGCTGGTCGATGGTGGTAATTCCAACATCTATTACAAGGATGTGGAAATCGTCTACAGCCCGTTCATCACCACCCCGGCGTAATCGTCAGTCTCCGTTTTAATACCGTTACAGCGGGCTTTAAACCCGCTGTGACCCACCTTTAAAGAGGATGGAACAGTGAGTGGAACGAAAGAAAAAACAGCGGGTAAGCAAAGCACTAAAGGTCGCGCTGGCAAGGTTTCAGCGCAGGAAGTGGCACAGGCTGATGCATCTGACCTGCCGGGAGCTGAACGGTCAGTCACATTGCCAGGGCATTACATTGCGGTGGGTGCGTCCTCCGTCAGCGTGACACCTGCCAATGCTGGCATTACCGCTGCGCCAACTTTTCCTTCAGCTGACTGGCTTAACGGCGTTCAGGGTGAGTTAAGCACTATCCTGGAGGCTGCGGGTCAGGCCAGCACTGTCGCTAAAACGGTGCCAGCAACCGACGATGTTGTGGTGCTGGAGGTTCGCGCCAGACATGAGCGCGGGTTCTTCCGCTGTGGTCGCTTCTGGCCGCGCGAGCCGGTGCATGTGTTTGTCAGCGACGATCCCGATGGCGATAACGAGGCCAGTGCGCTGGAGGGTGATGTGGTGGTGGAATGTTTCATCAGCCACGAAACCGCCGAGCGCCTGAAGGCTGAGCCTCATCTGGTGGTGGCGGTAGTGCCGGTTCTGCAGGTGGCGGAGAAAGACTGATGGGAATTTACGTTACCCGTGATGACCTGCTGGCTGCGGACGGGTCGCTGGTCTGGACTATGGCCATCGACAAGGCAACGAACCAGCTCGACGAGACGAAGATTACCACGGCCATCGAAGATGCCGACGCGGAGATCAACTCGTTTCTGTCAAAGCGTTACCAGTTACCGCTGAACATCACCACCGTTCCGCGACCGCTGCACCGGGTAGCCGTATCCATCGCCATTTACTGGCTGTCCGAGCGTGACAATCAGATCACCGACCTGATTCAGAAGCGCTACGACAGTGCCGTCCAGACCCTGAAGGAGATGTCGAACGGCACCCGCGACCTCGGCCTGCCGACCGACACACCAGCCCCGGAGACCGATAACGGCAGGATGATTGTTGTCAGCGATAACAAACGCCTGTTCACCCGCAACAACCTCAAAGGGGTGCTGTGATGGGGATTTCGGTTGAGGTTATCGGCGCTGAGAAGCTGCAGCAGATGCGCATGGCCATCGAGAAACTGTCCGACAGTTCGCTGCAGCAGGAGCTGCTGGAGAGCATCGGGGCTGTCGTGGAATCGCAGACCCGCCGCCGCATCAGCAACGAGAAAACCTCACCGGCTGGCGAGCGCTGGGAGGAGTGGTCAGAAGGTTATCGCAAGACCCGCAGCGGGAATCAGAGCCTGCTGCAGGGCAACGGCGATCTGCTCGACAGCATCCAGTACATCGTCGAGCGTGGCCGCGTTCGCGTGGGTTCACCACTCAGCTACAGCGGCGTTCACCAGGACGGTTTTGCAGGTAGCGTCCCGGTCAGCGCCCACAAACGTCTCATTCATCAGGCGTTTGGCCGGGCGCTGAAGCATCCGGTCTGGCAGACCGTCGGCTCCCATAATCGCATGATGGATATTCCACAGCGCGAGTATCTCGGGCTGTCAAACGCAAACGATGATGAGCTGATGCATGTCATCGGCGATTTCTGGAGTGAGGTATTACCGTGAGCAATGAACGTCCGTCCCTGCTGACCACCGGCTCCACGGTCTCCGCCGCTGAGAACATTGTGGCGTGGCTGAAGCCGGAGCTGCTGAACGAACCTCAGCAAAACAAGCCTGACCGTGTCAGCGTCATTGAGCGCCATATCGGCCAGTTCAGCACCCCGGCTGAGGTCAAAACCTACCTGACGGATCGTGATGGTTGCATCCGTCTGGCCGCACTCCGCGTGCGCAATATCCGCGCTAAGGCTGGCGGCACTGTTGGCGATATCACCTGGGCGGCGTACGTCATGGCCACCGATGCATGGGGCTATACGCGCGATACCCGCTGCGAGGTGCTGGTCGGAAAGCTGGTGCGCCGAATTGTCCAGCGCGGAGCCCCTAACGGTATGAAGGCCGAGCGTCTGGCCACCTCTGTCAGCGCCGACAATATCTATTCCGGCGGGCTGAACGATCTGGGTCTGACCATGTGGGCCGTGACGTGGGAACAGGAGTTCCGCCTGGATGATGAGATCGACCTTGCCACCCTCCCGGACTTCCTGCGACTGGGGGCCACGCTGCAGGTCAGCGACGGCACCGACCCCATTAAAGGCGTTATTAACGTAAGAGAGCCGTAACGATGAAAAAACAGATTAAGCCCGCCCGCGAGGGCCTGAAGGTGCGCAAGCCCGGCGGCGAGCACCTGAACCCCGAAGGGGAAGCGCTCCCCATGAGTGCATGGTGGCACCGTCGTGCAGCCGAAGGCGATGTGATCATTGCTGATATTCCGGCTGCCTCCCCTCAGACCCGTGCAGTTAAGGAGAAGTGATATGTCACTAGGCAATATCCCTGATGATTTTCGTGTCCCGCTGGTTATTATCGATATCGATAACTCCCAGGCACTCGACAGCGCCCCGGCGCAGTCCCGCAAAATTATTGCGATCGGCCAGCAAAGCGTGACCGGTACAGCAACGGCTCTGACGTCAAACCGCATCACCAGCGACGGCACCGCTGACCAGCTCTACGGCAAAGGCTCCATGCTGGCCGGGATGCTCAAAACCCTGCGTAAAGCCAACAGCTACACCGAAGTATGGGCGATGGGCCTGTCTGATATCGCTGCTGGTGCTGCGGCGAAATCGGAGTTGACTGTCACCGGTCCGGCTACCACTGCAGGTACGCTGGCTTTGCTGGTGAACGGAGTCTCGGTGCAGGTGGGTGTCGGTGCTGACGATACCGCCGACACTATCGCGACAGCCATTATCACCGCCGTGAACAAACTTCCGGACACGCAGGTTATCGCCGCGCTGAAAGCTGCATCAACAACGTCAGTCACCCTGACCACCAACTGGAAAGGCGTGACCGGCAATGCGATGGACGTTCGTCTCAACTACTACACCGGCGAGCAGACACCGGCAGGCGTTGCGGTGGCTATGACTGCGTTCACCGGCGGCACAGGCACCCCGGATATTGCGGCTGTCGTCGCGGCGCTGGGCGATGACTGGTACACCGATATCGTGTTCCCGTATAACGACACGCAGAGCCTGAACGCCATCCGGGATGAGCTGCTCGAACGCTGGGGTCCGCTCCAGATGATAGAGGCGCAGCTCTGGACGGCGTTCCGGGGCACTCATGCCGAGTCGGGAACCTTTGGTGAAACCCGCAACGACTGGCTTATCTCCTGTCTCGGGACCAACATCGCACCGCAACCGCACTGGCTGTGGGCGGCATCCTATGGCGGCATCGCGGCGTACTATCTTGCGAACGATCCGGCCCGGCCACTGCAGACACTGGTGCTGCCAGGTATCCTCCCTCCGGCGAAGGATGTGCGCTGGGATATGCCTGAACGCAACCTGCTGCTGCATGACGGCATCGCCACCCATAACGTCGACGCGGGCGGTAATGTCTGCATTGAGCGCGAAATCACGATGTATCGTGTCAATCAGTACGGTGACGCCGATACGTCGTACCTTAACGTGCAGTCTCCGGCCACGCTGGGGCGTATTCGCTACGTCATCAAAAACCGCTTCAGTAACCGCTATCCGCGTCACAAGCTGGCCGGGGATGATGTGCTTGACCTGCTCGATCCGGGTCAGCCGGTGATGGCGCCGAAGATTGCCCGCGCCGAGCTGCTGGATATCGCGCTGACTGAGCTGATCCCGGCGGGTCTGGTAGAGGACTTCGACGACTATAAAGACACGCTGGATGTGTATCTCGACGGTGCCGACAAAGACCGTCTGAACTTCATCTGCCACCCGAACCTGGTCAATCAGTTGCGCGTGCTGGCCGGTCTCATCCAGTTCAAACTTTAAGGAGTCACTATGAGCATTCTGGGTATGGCGGCCATTCGCATTAATGGCCGCGAAATCAAAACCGAGGGGAAATCCACCCTCAATCCGGGCGGTAAAACGCGCACCCAACATATGGGCGGCGGCAAGGTCTGGGGCAACTCAGGCAAGATGGCGGGTCCCTCGATCCAGATGACCATCGCTGCAGCGCAGGACATGGATGTTATCGAAATCAGTGGCTGGGAGGGGGTAACCGTCATGTTCGAGGGCGATAACGGCCTGACCTACATGATGACCGGCGCGGCGACTGCTGAACCGGCCACGCTGGAGGAGGACGGCGGCACTATCAGCGCCAACTTCATCGGCGAAAAACTGGTGAAGGTGTAAATCATGGCTGAGATGAAAATCACTTTAAAGCACGGTTACATCGCCGGTAAAGGCACTGACGATGAGATCCGCTACAAAGAAGTCACCTTCCGTGAACTGACCTCAAAAGACGTTATCGACGCCCAACTGGAAGCTGAGCGTGTGGTCATCGGCGAGAACGGCAAGGCGGTGGCTTATTGCTCTGAGGTCCTGATGGGGCTGGGTATGCTGCGGCGCCAGATTGCCTTTGTGGGCGAGATTCCGGGGCCATTGTCCCTGAAGCAAATCTACGCCTTTCACCCGGAGGACCTGGAGTTACTCAGCAGTAAAGCTGCTGTCCTCGATGACCTGCTTTCGGAGACCGCGTCACGGGGGCGACCTGGTGCCGCTGGCGACGGCGCTGAGTAACCTTATCGTCAATCTTTCCCAACGTTTTGATATGTCCTACCTGCAGCAGTTGCCTCTCCGGCAACTGCTGCGCCTGACAGAGCAGCTGAGGAAGCAACATGGCAAACCGCCTCACCACTGAAATACTCATCAATCTGGCAGGCAACCTGACCGCCAAAGCCCGCCAGTACGGTGCCAACATGTCCGAGTTCGCCCGTACAAATCAGAGGGCGATGTCAGTTGTTAAAGCCACCTCTGCTGCTGCAGGTCGAGGGCTTGATGCATTGGGTAATCGCTACACAACAATGATTGCCGGTTTTGCCGGGGGGGCTCTGTTACGAAATTATCAACAATTAGATAGACGTTTAACTCGAATGGGGATTACTGCAGGTAAAACACGAAAAGAGATTGCTGATATTTTCGATACCTCACAAAACGTAGCGATTAAGTTTGGAGTCGATACCAGCGAAATTCAGGGGGCCTTTGAGGAAATCAATGGCCGGTCTGGGGATCTGAATCTTGCGCTCAAGAACACCGACAACATAGGAATGGCGATAGCCGCTTCAGGAGCCGATGGCGCGACTCTTGGTGGACTCATCGCTGAGTATAAAAAACTTCAGATAGAAGATAAAAAGCAGACGCTACTTGCTCTGGATGGAATGAACCGGCTAGGTAAGGAAGGTGCTTTCGAACTTAAGGATGCCGCTGAAAAATTACCTGCTTCTCTTTCTATGTACGCCGCTGTTGGCGGGAAAGGTGTTAAAGGCGCAATGGATGTGATGACCGTTGCAGAATCTGCTATGGATGTAACAGCCAATAAAGATAAAGCAGCAACAGCCGTCGAAAATTTTATTCGTGACCTCCAGAATCCAAAGGTTGTTAAGACGTTGCAAAAAAATGGCATCAACGTTTTCGATGACAATGGTTCAATGCGACCCCTTCCTGACTTACTTCAGGAAACCGCTGCGAGATCTTCCCGTGGAGGCATAAAAAAACAACGCGGACGCCTCACTGAAGCCGGGTTTAATCAGGACAGTATGGATTTAATTGCAGGCGTTACCGGAGAGGCTGGCGCAAAAAAATTAAAAACGTATATGGGCGTAGTTGCCGATGGTCAGAGCATTATTGAGGATGCAGCTTATGCATCACAAGATTTCACATCAGCTATGCAACGCCTCGCAACAACCCTGGAAAAATTCGCTAATAAGAATCTGGCTAAGCCTATTCAGGAACTTGCGGATGTCATTAATAACTTAGACCCAAAAGTTGTCCAGGAATGGCTGGAGTTCGGTAAGAATGTAGCCATTTCGATAGGTGGGATTATTGCTGCAAGGAAGGCGTTCAAGTTTGGTAAAGATATCTGGGATATGTTTTCGCCAGGTAAAGGAAAGGGACTTCCGAGTGATGTTGCTGATGCTTTTGGTTCCGGTGTGGTGCCGGTTTATGTGACCAACTGGCCAGCTGGCGGGCTGGGTGGAGATAAAGAAGATAGCCCATTTAAAAAGATCCTTAATCTTGCTTCAAATTTACCAGGTAATATTGGTACCGCCGCCACGGCAGCACTAGTGCTTAATGAGTCCTTAGATTTGTTAGATTTCGATCCTTTCTCCGATAAAGGTCGGGAGGAACTCATAAAGCGGGTCCAACAAAATAACTCACGTTCCACTATGTGGGATGATTTAAAGAACTGGATCGCATCTTCGGGTCAGTTGCCAACTGGTTATCAGGACCCGTCACCGTGGGCTTCAATGCAGCCCCAGAACCAGTATGCTTATCCGTTCCTGCCCCAGCAGCTGAAAGGCAGTATCGAGGTCTCCGTAAAAGATGATCGGGTACAGGTGACCAGCGTTAAGGTCAATGCCCCCGGCGTCACCATGAGTGCCTCCAGTGGTGTCCGTAACATGGAGCAGCAGTGATGGCCGCTAAATGGGAAGACCTCCGCGACGCCTCCTTCCGGGGCGTGCCGTTCTTTTTCCGTGACGTCGAGGGAACTGGCGGTCGCCGCGCTATCCCCCACGCCTACCCCAAAAAAGAGGTCGGCTGGACGGAAGACCACGGCGCGGTGCTGACTCAGCAGCAGATTAACGCGATCCTCCTCGGTAGCGACTACATCGACCAGATGAACCGCCTGCTGGCGGCGCTCAATACTGCCGGTCCCGGTGAGCTGGTGCACCCGTGGTTCGGCGTGCAGAAGGTCCAGGTGGGCCGGGTCACGCATCGCCTTTCCACTGAGGAAGGCGGCATTGCCTACGTTTCCTTTGAGGTGTACGAGGCTGGCGAGCAGCTGTTCCCGTCCGGCACCGAAGACACCAGCGCCACCATGCTCAGCGCAGCGGACAAGGTCAAGGAAGCGCTGGCCAGCGGGGATTATTTTGCGGCGCTCGATGGCGTCGGTAGCATGGTGGACACCCTGCTGGAGGACATGGAGGGCTTTGTCACCAGCCTGCCGACCCTGCCGGATGCGCTCAGCGAGTGGATGGACCGCCTCAACCGGTTTAAGGACCTCGCCGGTATCGTGGCCGCCGCTCCGGGTGAAATGATCCGCGATGTCACCGGCCTCATCAGCGATATGAAAGACCTGGTCTCTGAGCCGCCGTTCGCCCTGCGGGTCTATGACCAGCTGCGCGACAAATGGGAAGGCGACCGGGCCGCGCAGTCTGCAACCAAATCCCTTGTCGATAACATCAGCGTGAACACTGATACCGGCTTTGCCAGCAGCGTCACCCCGGCATCAACGCCGGAGACCACGGCGGCGATGGAGATCAATATCGAAGACTTCCGCCGTCTGGTCATTATCTCCACGCTGGTCGCTCAGGCTGAAGCGGTGGCCACGGCGACCTTTGAGACCGGCCAGGATGCACAGAACACCGGCGACCAGCTGGCGGAGCGTCTCGGCGAGACCGCAGCGGAAGCCGTCGAAAGCGGCCTGCGTGAGCTGTGGCGTTCTCTTCGCGAGCTGCGGTTCGCGGTGGTGAATGATGTGCGTATTCGCAGCATCCAACTGCCGGAGCTGCGCCGCATCACCCCGCCCCGGACAGTACCGGTGATGCTGCTGGCCTACCGCGAGACCGGCGACGCGGAGAACCGGGATGAACTGGTGACCCGCAACCGACTGCGTTATCCCTCCTTTATTACGCCTTCACAGACGATTGAGATCATCAGCAATGACTGAAGAGTTAACCCTGAATGTTGACGGCAAGGTCTGGGGCGGCTGGACGGACATGACCATTAACCGCTCACTGGAGTCTGTGGCGGGCGAGTTCGACCTGACCGTTACTGCCCGATGGTCATCTGCCGCGCCACGCTCTATCAAGCCAGGCCAGTCCTGCACGGTTTCCATCGGCAGCGACCGCGTCATGACCGGCTACATCGACGATTTTATTCCCAGCTATGACGCGGAGAATGTCTCCCTGCGCGTCATGGGGCGCGACAAGACCGGTGACCTTGTGGACAGTTCGGTGGTCGATAAGTCCGGCCAGTGGAAAGGTCAGAAGCTGGAGCAGCTTGCGGCCACCATTTGCAAGCCCTACGGCATCGAGGTGGTTAACGAGACCGACACCGGCGACGCCTTTGGCAGCATCACCCTCGAACAGGGTGAAACCGGCTTTGAACTGCTCGACCGTCTGGCCAAACAGCGCGGCGTTCTGGTGACGTCAGACGCTTACGGTCGGCTGGTCATCACCCGCGCATCCACTCTACGGGCCGGAGTGGCGCTCACTCTCGGCGACAATATTCTGGCTGCACGTGGACGCTTCAGCTGGCGCGAACGTGCCAGCCAGTACATCGTCAAGGGCTCCGCCAGCGCGGGCGGTTCAACATGGGACGACCAGCCGGTGAAGATGATCGGCGGCCGCCAGACCGTAGTCAGCGACCCGGAGATCACCCGCTATCGTCCGAAGATTCTGGTCAATGAAGACAGCCTGACGGTCGGAGGTGCCAGCGCCCGTGGTGAGTGGCATAAGGCTTATGTGCTGGGCGAATCCAACACCACCGAAATAACCGTGGCAGGATGGCGGGAGAACGGCATCAACGGGCCGCTGTGGCAGACCAACCGACTGGTGAAGGTAACCGACGCCATTCAGCAGCTCGATGTTACCTGGCTGATTAAAACTGTCTCCTTTATGGAAGGTGACAGCGGTCGTCTGACGGTACTGACCCTGGCCCCGCCTGAGTCGCTGGACATGCCGTCCCAGAAGGCTAAAGCGAAAGGGAAAAAAGCGAAGTCGAAAACGACCGTGGGGGCAACATGGGACTGAAAGACGCTAATATCGGGCGCTCACTTGCAGAGCTTGGCCGCCGCATGCGCCTGATGGTGGACCGGGCGCTGGTGCGCATTGTGACGGACAGCCTCGGACGGCAGAACCTGCAGGTGCAGTCGCTGGCTGATGAGACCAATGACGACGTCGAGCGCTTCCAGAACTACGGGTTTACCAGCGTCCCGCCTGCGGGATCAGAGGCGATTGTCGTCGCCGTGGGCGGACGTCGTGGCGGTCTGGTGGCCATCGCCGTCGAGGATAAAGGGAGTCGTCCTCGTGGCGGCGAAGAAGGCGACGTTATTCTTTATCATCAGGAGGGACATGTTATCGTTTTAAAAAAGAATGGCCTCGCCGAAATAAGGGTAAAGAAGATTAATTTAATTGCCGAGGAGTCTTGCGACATTATCGGTAAACAGATAAATATCACCGGCCCCACTTCTTTCAGTGAAGATATTCAGGTTAAGGGAAAAAGCTTCCTTAAGCATTTTCATATAGACGGGGATGGTAATGATACTTCCGAGCCTAAATGACCATCAGAATAAACTGGCACCTGCCCGCAGGTGGAGATATAGAGATTGAACACAATGGCCTTTCGTTTGACGAGGGCCTTGTTTCTTTGGTGTATATCTGCCTGTTTACTGATGCGCGGGCAGATACCAGCGACGAAATACCCGACGGCACCGATGACCGTCGCGGCTGGTGCGGTAATTCCTTCAGTGATTTTGAATGGGGCTCAAAGCTCTGGCTGATTGACCGTGAAAAGCTGACCGAAGAGGTCAGGCTCCGCGCGGAGAATTATGCCCGTCTGTCCATGCAGCCGTTATTACGCTATGGCTATGCGCGAAATGCGCAGGTGATTGCCACTATTCCCCGTATTAACTGGCTGGCATTAACCATTATTCTCACCCGCCCGGATAAAACCGAGTTAACCGTCGAAATAAAGAAACGCTGGGAGGCGGTAGAAAATGGCTACATTTAATGTCCCGACGCTCCGCCAGCTTATTCGCGCCGGTATTCAGGATTTAGAGATTGAACTCGACCAGGAATTACCGATTGTCGGCGTTGAACGTGCGTTAAATACCGCGTTCAGTGGAGCTTTACGCGACGTCTACGATTATCAGACGTGGATTAAAAACCAGATTATCCCGTCAGAGCAGTCTGCCGACGAAACCATTATTGATACCGCCCGCTATGAAGGCGTTATTCGTAAGGCCGCATCCTATGCCAGCGGACCGGTCACCTTCACCGGCACAAAGCCGCTGGTGCTTGATACCGAGATGCAGACACAGGACGGCGTACGCTACCACGTTACCGCCACCAGTGACCCGTCTGCGGGCAAAATCACCGTCACCGTGCAGGCTGACGAGACGGGCCTCAGCGGCAACCTGACGGCGGGCGACGTTCTGACCCTCATTTCCCCGGTGGCCGGGGTGAACAGCGACGGCGTGGTGGCGGATGCCGGTATCTCCGGCGGCGCGGACGTCGAGTCCGTGGCCGAGTTGCTGACGCGCCTGCTGTACCGCAAGCGCAACCCGCCCACCGGCGGCGCTCTGCATGATTACGTTATCTGGGCCACAGAACTGCCGGGCATCAGCCGGGCATGGGCCTTTGACTGCTGGCACGGGCTGGGTACGGTGGGTCTTGCGTGGGTCTACTACCAGCGCACTGACATTATCCCGACCGGCACCGACCGCGAGGCGATGCAGGCGTACCTGTTCCGCCATCAGGACCCGGCGACCGGGACTTACGTCGGCAAGCCCGGCGGTATCGAGGTCTGGCCCATTCCCCTGACGCTCAAGCCGGTGCCGCTGACCATCCGCATCATTTCCGATACTGCTGCCATCCGCTCTGCGGTCACCCTGAGCCTGCAGGCGCTGTTCCGTTCGGTCTCGCCGGGCGACACGCTGCTGCTCTCCGCCATCCGCACGGCCATAGGCTCATCGACGGGCGTCACCGACTACGAGCTGGACCTTACCACCAATCAGGCCAGCGAGAACTATGAGCTGCTGACGCTGGGGGCAATCACATGGCGCATCGTGTAGAAGACTGGCAGGACGTCCTGCAGCAGCTGATGCCTCGCGGTAAAGCGTGGCCACGCGACCAGACGGCGGCGCTGACGTCACTGCTCCGGGGATTCAGTTCCCGCCTGCAGCTGGCGGAGGCGAACGCGGATTTGCTGGTCACCGAGATGCGCCCGGAGACCACCGACTTACTGCTGGCCGACTGGGAGGACTATCTCGGTCTGCCGGACTGCAACGCCATCCCTGACGGCTTCGACCGTCGTCGTGACGCCGTGGTGGAGAAGTATCACCGCAAGGGTGGGCTGGCCACCTGGCAGATTGAGCAGGCCGTGCAGGATGCGCTGGGCTTCACCATTCAGGTGACCGAAATTCTGCCGCATCACGTCATGCGCGACATCATGTATCCGATTTATTCGCACAAATACCGCTACCTGCTGCAGGTGACGGTCACGGATATGCCGATGATCCGCTTTCGCAGTATCAGTAACGTCCTGACGCCGTTAATCAGCCTGCAGGCGCAGATACTGGAATGTTTTTTACGTCGTTACCGGCTGGCCGGCCACGATTATGATTTTCTTTACGAGGTTTAATTATGTATCACCTGGATAATGCCTCTTCCGTTCCTGATATGCCCGCCATTAAGCCGGTATTATTTACCGAGCGCCGCTGGTTTACCGAAGGCGGCGACGGTATTCAGCCGAGTTATCCGGGCGCGGACTGGTTTAACGCTATTCAGGCGGAAATGCTGAACGTGCTGGCGCTGGCCAATATCACGCCGGATAAAACGCAGCTGGACCAGTTTGCGCAGGCCATCCGTATTTTCTCCTCGGACTATATGTTGCCGCCGGGGATTCCGTTTGCGTGGCCGGGGGCGACAGCGCCGACCGGCTTTATGTTGATGCTCGGTCAGAGCTTCGATAAAACAGCGTATCCGCGCCTTGCAGTGGCGTATCCCTCCGGCGTTCTGCCGGACATGCGCGGCCAGACCATCAAATTTTTGCCTGCCTCCGGGCGTGCGCTGCTGTCTTATGAGGCCGATGGGATAAAAGTTCACACCCACGGGGTGACGATTGACAGCACTGACCTCGGCACCAAACCAACCAGCGACGATAACGAGCACTTTCATCAGGGTGGGATGGATGGACCGGGCGATGCATGGGATCCGGATCATATTATCGGTTCTGATAATGACTCTCACCATACCCGTAACAATACCAGTACAGCACCGGCTCACCATCACACGACCTACATCGGTCCGCATGCGCACACGGCCACGGTGGCCAGCACCGGGAATACCGAAAACACCGTCAAAAATATCGCCTTTAACGCCATCGTGAGGTTAGCGTAATGTCATTTGAATTTTCTCAAAGCCCGCAGGCCATCTGGCTTTATCAGTACGATGCCGATGGTGTTTATATTGGCTCCGTCTTTATGACGATCCCGGCGGGCACGGGTCTGCCCGTTAATACCACGCATATTCCCTGCGAACCGGATAAAGGCCAGACCGGTATATTTAAAAATGGTGTCTGGGAATATGTGGAAGATATTCGCGGGACCCGTTACTGGAATATTCACGGCATCGGATTTGTTATTTCCGCGCTGAGTGAGTCCATGCCGGAATGGGCTGTGACCATTGAGCCACCGGTCGCTGATGCCGGTTACGTTCTGTTGTTCACCAATGGCCAGTGGTCGCAGGTTGAAGATAAGACCGGTCAGCGTTATTACGAGAGCAACGGCACGAAGCACGTCGTTTCTGACGCGTGGTTTACCCTCCCGGAGGGATGTACGTTCATTGCCCCGCCAGAGGACAAACCGACGTTCGTCACCCGCTGGAACGGTACCGAATGGATTTACCTCAGGGACCTGCGCGGCCAGCTGGCCTGGAATACCGAAACCCGCGAGGCAATGACGATTCTGGAGGTAGGTCCCGTTCCTGATGGTTATACCCTCAAGGTGCCGGGCCAGTTTGATGAGTGGGATGGCTCAGCCTGGGTAAAAAATGCAGAGGCCGAGCGGGCTTACCTTACCGCTCAGGCTGACCGTCAGAAGGCTAAGCGACTGTCTGCGGCATCCGAGCGTATTTCGCTGCTCAGCTATGCCGTCAGCAGCGGACAGGCGACTGACGATGAAACCGCGCAACTGGCACGCTGGGAAGAATACCGCCTTGCGATAAGCCGCGTGGATACCTCTGCCACTGATATTGTCTGGCCCGAGAAGCCGTAAGGAGTCGTCATGTATCATCTCGACAACACCAGCGGCGTACCGGAGATGCCGGAGCCAAAAGATACGCAAACTATCTCGACGCGCTGGTTCGGCGAAAGTCAGGAGCAAGGTGGGATAAGCTGGCCGGGCGCGGACTGGTTTAATATGGTTCAGGCGGAGTTTTTATCCGCTGCCAGAAAAGCGGGATTAACGCCTCAGAAAGATAATTTTGAGCAGCTTTCTGAGGCCATGAGTGTCCTCGGTGATGCTATTCTGCGTGAAAATCTGAAAAATGACGATGGGTTTAAATTACTGGGGCAATGCCCGTCCTACGCTGAATTGAAAAATGTTATGCCTGGCCATGAGGGCCAAACCATCAGGCTGTCCGCTTATTATCCAGGATGGGCGGCGACAGCGCTGGGCATCCCGTACGGCCGAGGCGAGTATGTTGCTGTTCCTGCCGGTGAGCTGACCGATGACGGCGGTTTTATTTGTGTGCCAAACTCCGGCGGGGCTCTGGTGTGGAAACTGGCCGTTATAAATAATACCCTACCCCTCGAGTCATTTGGTTGTCTGGCTGACTCCACCCGTTTTGTGGAC